ATTACATGGACATACCAAATATGGATGCCATTTACCAACATGGTATCACAGAGGCAGATGCTCGCTTCTTGGCTATGAATGATATTAAGATTGTTGAAGATGAACTGTGTAGAGTGCACACGTGCGTCGAAGAGCTAGATGGGGTGCGCCAGCTAATTTTAATGGACATGGCGTTTAATATGGGTGTCCCACGACTCTGTAAGTTTAAGAAGATGTGGAACGCCATAGAAAATAACAACTTTGAGGCTGCATCTTATGAAATGATGGACTCGAAGTGGGCCCGACAGGTGGGCCGACGTGCTAGTAAATTGTCTGATGCCATGAAATCTGGAGAGTTCTGATGGCTGTAAAAAAAAGTCTTTTTGAGCAAACAGGCAGAGTAGGAGCCGTTCAACAACTTAGGAAGTTGATTGGCGGTGACGACGAAAAAAAATTTAAATACTATGCAACTGACGAATATCCTCTAGTTAATGAGGACGGTGATAAAACTCCAAAACGTTTTCATAAAGCATATGTTGAAAATATGCGAGGTTATTACAACGAAAGAGGGATGCAAATCCCTGAACGTTTCGAAAATGTAGATTCATATTTAAAAGACAGAACTGGGTCGGGTGAACGCGATGGTGGCACACGGATGCCCAAAAAACATATTATGGAGCTACCGACCAACAGCTCACAAAAACGGAGAAAATAATGGCAGTAAGTGATTACATAGAAAGCGTTAAACGTAAAGACAAAGGTGGTGTTGATATTGCTCCAGGTAAAGCACGTCAGGCATTTTTAAGAACAGATGAGGGCAAGGAAGAGAAAAAAGCTCGCAAAAGCCATAACGAAAGAATGGGCCCGAAAGATAAAGAGACCAAACAGAAATTACGCAAAGATGCCAAGAAAGCAGATGTAGAAAAAGGTAGAGAAATATTATCTAAACGTAAAAAGGGTGGCACCACAACTAAAAAACATATCATGGAGTTGCCAACTAATGTGCCACGTATGATGGCAGGGGCTAATCTTATGAATCCTGACAAAGCTGATTTAGACAAAGACGGTACTTTATCGTCATATGAGAAAGCTCGTGGTCGCGCTATTGAAAAGGCTATGAAGGATGAGAAAAAGACCCGTGGCGCCTAGAGTACCACGTAAAAAAGGTCAGCCGGCAAGAAGTAAAAAACACAGCGACCTTTACACTGATGAGAACCCGAAAGGCACTATAAAGGGCTTAAAGTTTGCTACCTCTAAAGATGCAGAGGCGTCCGTCCGTAAAATTAAAGCGTCAGGCCGAAGTCACGCTCACAAGACACAAGCTGCTATTGCTATGGAACAACGAGCCAGAGCAGCGGGAAAGACTTCGGCGGCTAGTATATACCGCAAGTTTATCGAACAGCAGAAGAAAAAAACTCGTGCATCCCGTAGAAGCTAGTATCCGGAAATGGTCTAAGGATTTCTTAGAGGTTCCGAATGAAAAATTAAATGGCATGCCGCCTTGTCCTTACGCACAGAAAGCGTGGGCAGAAAATCAAGTGATGTTTAGCATCAACAGCGGTCTTGACGGATTAGCTGATGCAGTTAGAGATTATAACGAACTTGGTTTTGACATCATCGTATGGGCAAGCGAAGAGTTACCCAACATAGAATATCTTGATGGGTGGTGTGACGGTATGAACGAGGCACTGTCTATTGCCGGCAAAGATATGCATCTCATGGTGTTTCACCCTAATTATGATGCAGAAGATGCTGGATTGGATTTCCTGATTCATGATGAACAGGAAGATTTAGAATACTGTATGGTATTCGTGCAGCGGTTATCGAAGCTTGATGATGCCGCAGTGAGTCTGGAAAAGTCAGGATATTATAAACACTTTCCAGATGATGTTTTTGAAAGCCTAGTGTTGGCGAGAAGGAATCTTAGATATGGTAATGAAGAAAACTAAAGCCCGTGGCGGCAAAATGAAAATGGCTAAAATGCGCGGCGGCGGCATGAAAAAAATGCGTGGTGGCGGCATGGGAATGGGTATGCAACCTAAAACAAAAGCTCGCGCCGGAAAAATGAAAATGGCTCGCAAGATGCGCGGCGGCGGAATGAAAAAGAAGTAACAGATGCCTTTACTTGAGGGTGCAAAATTTACCACTGTCGGTGTAACTGTTGGCACGGGTGGGACGGTTATATATACTGTTCCCACAAGACATGCAGCAGTGGTAAAGCACCTTAGTTTTAGTAACAATAATTCAGGTGCAAAGAAAATATCCGCACAATACTATGACTCGGATGCGTCAGCGTATTATTACATAGTGCAAGATTTATCTATGGCGGCTAATTCCTTTACTAATATTGTTGATGGCAATTCTATAAGTTTGAATGCTAACGATAAAATTGTGTTAACCGCCGAGACTTCTGGTACTATTTCAGCTCTCATATCGGTTAATGAATTTTTTGACCCTAATAGGTAGATAAATGGCAGCTAAGAAAAAATCAAAATCTAAAAAACCTACACCCACAAAGCCAGCTCTTTGGAGTAAAGCTAAGGCTGAGGCTAAACGTAAATTTAAAGTTTACCCTTCTGCGTACGCTAATGCTTTTGCGGCAAAACGATATAAGGCGATGGGCGGCGGATGGAGGTCGTAGCCAAGGTCGCCATGTTCTGCATCATACTAACCCCCGAACAAACAAGGTGGGAAATGGATGCCAAAATAATAAGCATGCATGACGCCATATCCACGTGTCATGTTGCATTGACCACTCACGGGTTTGATAACCCCAATGATAAATGTTTTTGCGTTCATGTAGATGAGTAATCTTATGAGGAAAAGAGATGATTGCCGAAACTCTAGCAGGTATTGCACTAGTAAAAAGTGCAGTAGACGGTATAAAATCGACTATTAACACCGCTAATGATATTGGTGATATTGCAAAATACGTAGATAATCTGCTTGAAGGCGAAAAGCAGGTACAACAACAAAGGTCTAAAAAATCTGGCAGGAGTATAGGCGACCAATTTGGTATTGAATCAGTAGCACAAGAAGTCATAGATGCTAGGTTAGCGCAAGAAAAAGTTCAGGAGATGAGAACTTTAATCGACCTGCGGTTTGGTCCGGGCACATGGCAAAGCATCATAGATGAACGGGCCCGAAGAATTCAAGAAGCAAAGGTCGCAGCGACAAAAGCTAGAAAAGAAGCGTTACGGCAAAGAGCAGAGTTTATAGAAAACGTTAAAATTGCCCTTACAATTGGCATCATATCACTATTAGGTTTTGGATTCATTATGTTTGCAATGGTATCCATGGCTGCAGTTGTAGGGATATAAAGGTGAAACGGTATGAGTTATCAAGGGGGACTGCGTAAGTGGTTCAAAGAAGATTGGCGAGATGTGTCCACAGGAAAAAAGTGTGGGCGTAAATCAGCCAGTAAATCTAAGAGAAAGTATCCAGCGTGTCGCCCGGCGGCGGCAGCGGCCAAAATGTCTAAAGGACAGAAAGCTGCGGCCGTGCGCAGGAAAAGAAAAGCCGGAAATCCCGGAGGTAAGCCAACCTCAATCAGATGGTCCGTTTCACCCTCTGGACGGAAACAGTCGACCAAACGGAAAAAGTCAAAAGCATGACCGGTAAACGTAATTATAGAAAAGAATACGATAGCTACCATGCTAAGCCCAAACAAAAAAAGCGTAGAGCTTCGCGTAACGCCGCGCGTGCCATTATGGCTAAAAAGGGTAAGGTTGCCAAGGGCGATGGTAAAGATGTGCACCACACTAGTGGCAATCCGATGAATAATAAAAAGTTATCTGTAAAGTCTAAGACTCGCAATAGGTCATTCGCAAGGACTAAAACAGGTAGAAAGAAGAATCCTCGTGCCTAAACAATTGACAGAATTACAAAATAAATTTTTAGACGCTCTGTTTACTGAGGCAAAAGGTAACTACAGTAAAGCAATGCGTATTGCAGGATATTCAGAGACGACTAATCCATATGCGATTATGCAAGCATTACGCACTGAAATTATAGAACGTGCAGAACC